TCCCTAGACCCCACGGGAGCTTCCGCGCACCTCTGTCAGGTTTTGGTGGGGTGGGGGGTGGGGGGCTGATGGGCCGTCGGGGGCCAGCTCCCACGCCGCGGAAGATCAAGCTGTTGAAGGGCACGTTCCGCAGGGATCGGGCGCCGACGAAGATCCCCGAGCCGCCGAAAGGGGCGAAGGCCCCGAGCTGGTTGAATACGGCGGCGAAGGTCGAATGGACGCGGATGGCGCCCTGGCTCGAGGATCAGGGACTCCTGACGAAGGCTGACGTCGCGGCGTTCGCGACCTACTGCGATCTGTACGCGACCGTGCAGGAGTATCGGCGGCTCTGTCGCAAGGTGGGGGCGAGCGTCTCGATTCGCGAGGGCTATCGCAACGTGCTGATGAAGGCGATCACAGCCATGAAGCAATACCTGGCGCTGTTCGGATTGTCGCCCGCGGATCGCGAGCGGATCGGCGTCGATCCGACAGGCGGGGGCGCCCCAGATAGTCAGAGGGACCGGGTGGAGGATTTCCTCTTTGGCCACAGCAACAAGCGCCAAGCCTAGGCCGTCCGCGTCGGCGAGCTCGTCGGCCGTGCCCCCCGCTCGGCCGCCGCGGACGCTGGGCAAGTACGAGCGGCTCTGCTGGGAGCGCCAGGCGCGGGACTTGGCGCTCGCCTATCCGGACGGCATGCCGGCGGATCCCCGCCAGACGGCGCACCCGCACGGGCTGTGGTTTGATCAGGCCCTCGGGGAGCGCGCGCCGCGATTCCTTGAGGGGTTTTGCCGGCACTCGAAAGGCGAATGGGCGGGCCAGCTGATCCGCTTGGAGGAGATCCAGTGGCAGACCCTGCAGACGATCTTCGGGTGGCGCCGCGCGGACGGCACGCGGCGGTTTCGGATCGCGTGGATCGAGTGGCCGCGCAAAAATACGAAGTCCACCACGGCCGCCGGCGTCGGGCTCTATCTCATGGTGGGCGATGGGGAGCCGGGCGCCGAGGTCTACAGTACCGCGACGAAGAAGGATCAGGCCAAGATCGTCCACGACGCCGCGATCGCGATGGTGAAGGCCTCGCCCGAGCTCCGACGGTTCCTGCGGACGGTGCGGAACAACATTTCCTGTGCGCGCCTCGGCTCGAAGTTCGAGCCCCTCGGTGCTGATTCGGAGCGCCTCGACGGGCTCAACTGCCATGGGCACATCCCCGACGAGGTCCACGCCCACAAGGATCGGGCGGCCTGGGACGTCGTCGAGACGTCGAAGGGCGCGCGGCGCCAACCGCTGACCTTCGCGATCACGACGGCGGGCGTCTATGATCCCGAGTCGATCGGCTGGGAGATGCATGATTACGCGTGCAAAGTGCTCGAGGGGACGCTCGAGGATGACGGGTTCTTCGCGCTGATCTGCGCGGCCGACGAGGGCGACGACTGGCAGGCGCGCGAGACCTGGTACAAGGCGAATCCGCTGCTCGGCGTCTCGATCAAGGAGGCGTATCTCGAGGAGCAGTGCGAGGCGGCGAAGAAGCGGCCCTCGTTCCTGAATACGTTCCTCCGGCTGCATCTCAACATCTGGACGCAGCAGATCACCCGCTGGATCCGGATGGAGGACTGGAAGGCCTGCGCGGCGGCGGCGCAGCCCTTCGCGGGCCGGGAGGTGTACGGGGGCCTCGATCTCTCGACCAAACTGGACATCACGGCCTTGACGCTGCTCGCGTTCAGCGAGGGCTATTGCGATCTCGCGTTCCGGTTCTGGGTGCCTGAGGAGCTCGCGGCGGAGCGGGAGCGGAAGCACGAACTGCCGTCGTATCGCCGGTGGATTCAGGATGGCGTCTTGATCGCGACCCCCGGGAACGTGATCGATTACGACTTCATCCTGAACGATCTGGTGACGTTGGGGAAGACGATCCGGATCCGGGAGATCGGCTTCGATCCCTGGAACGCCACGCAGCTGGCCATCCAGCTCGGGGGCGCCGGGTTCAAGATGCTGGAGATGCGGCAGGGGCCGAAGACGCTCTCCGAACCGAGCAAGGAGTTCGAGAAGCTGACGGTCGCGCACCGCTTCCGGCACGGCGGGCACCCCGTGATGCGCTGGATGGTCTCGAACGTGACGACCCGGCAGGATGCGAACGGGAATATCGCGCCCGACAAGAGTACGGCCGCCGGCAAGATCGACGGCGTGGTCTCGACGATTCTCGCCCTGGGGCGCGCGATCGTGCAGCCGACGAGCGGCTGGCGGTGGCGCCCCATCCCCCCTTCGAAGGAGTAAGTGCCCATGGCCCCGGCCACCGACACAACGACGAAGCGCTTCCGCATGACCGAGTTCGTGAAGGACGGCTACCTGGCGAAGGCCCTCCGCGCCGAGATCGAGGATCTGACCGGCACGGACCTGGCGCTCGCCCAAGAAGTGATTACCGACGTCGCCGGCTCCGGGGTCACCGGGACGTTCGACGAGCTGCTCCGCGCGTATGTCCGCGCGATCCGGCGGGCGCTGCATCCGGAACGGAAAATCGTGAAGAATGCGAAGATCGACCGCAGCCTCATGAAGAACCCCCAGATCGCGGCGTTGCTGGACCGGGAACTCGAGGACGTCACCAAGGAGGAGCTCGCCCGGGCGAACGCCGCGGTGAAGGCGATCGTGGACGCCGTGCGGGAGGTGACGGCGCACGACGCGAAAGGCCGCAAGGCTGAACCCGGGGAAGAGCGGTTTGTCACACATGCGCCGAGCGCCATCTGTAAGGTCGAGGGCACGCATTCCACGCTGGGTGGCGCCTGCGGCTACTTCAAGGATCCGCTGGCCTGGCCCGATGTCTTCCGGACGGCGGTGCGTGAGGCGATCGACGAGTGACGCGGACCGGCGCGAAGCGACGGAACGGGAAGGGCCCCGCCGCCCCGAAGGGCGCGGCCCTGGCGCGGCTCCCGCCTGGGGCGCAGGTGCTCGTGCGTGGGGGCCCGGCCGGCGCGAAGAGTTTGCGCCAGATGCAGCACGCGAGCGCGGTGCAGTGGACCTTCTGGCCGTACTCGGATTCTCTCAACCCGCGCGAGTTCGATTACGGCCTCGCGGTAGGCGATGGGCTCGATTCGTCGCTCGTCTCGCCCGTGCTTTGTTTCTTCATGCGGACCTTCCCCGAGGCGCGGACGGTGGTCCAGCAGCTCGAGGACGAGCAGTGGCGGACGATCCGGCGGAGCCACGGCAACACGCGCGTCCGCCCGCTCCGGGAGCTCCTGGCGCGTCCCAACCCGTTCTACGGGGGCCGGAACCTGTGGATGGCGACGTGCCTCGATTACTGCTTCGGGGAGGCGTTCTGGTTGAAGATCCGGAACGTGATCGGCGACGTCATCGAGCTCTGGTGGGTGCCGCGGGGGCTCATGACCCCCTGGGCGGCGCCCGGCGGCCGCGACTTCATCACCCATTACCTGTATCACACCGGCGGCGGGCCGCCGCTCGTCATCGCGCCGCGGGACGTCGTGCATTTCCGGTTCGGCCAGGATCCCCGGAACCTGCGGCGCGGCTTCTCGCAGCTCGCCGCGGTGATGCGCGAGGTCTATACCGACGAACAGGCCTGCGCGTTCACGGCGTCGATTCTCCGGAACCTCGGCATCATCGGCGTGGTCATCTCCCCGGAAGTCCAGGAGGGGAGTCCCGCGAGCGCGCAGGAGGATGTGAAGGAGGTGCGCGACTACATCGACGCCAACTTCACGGGCGAGCGGCGGGGCAAGACCCTCGCGGTGGGATCCCCGACGAAGGCGCAGCTGCTCCAATACAACCTCCAGGGCTTCGACGTCGGCCCGATCCGCGATATCGGCGAAGAGCGGATCTGCGCGGCGATCGGGTTGCCCGCCGCGGTCGTGGGCTTCGGGACGGGGCTGCAGCAGACGAAAGTCGGGGCCACGATGAAGGAGCTCATCCAGCACACCTGGAAGGGCTGCCTGATCCCGCTCCAGAAGATTCTGGCGGAGGAACTCGATCGGGCGCTCTTACCGGATTTCGGGTTGGACCCCGAGGCCTACCGGCTGGCGTTCGATACGACCGAGGTCATGGCGCTGTGGGAGGATGAAAAGGATCGGGGGGAGCGCTTGGTCAAGCTGTTCGTGGGCGGCGTGGTGAAACGCGGGGAAGCGCGTCGGGAATTGGGTCTCAAAACCGACGAGAAGGACGACATTTTCATGCCCACGCCATCAGCCGGCGCGCCGGCGCCGCCCCCGCCGGCGAGCGGGAATGGCGGCACGGGGGCGGACGCCGGGGGAGAGCCCTAACATGCGGACGACCTACGCGAGCGACAAGATCCTGAACCTGTATCGGGGGACGACCTTCACGGCGCCCGCCGCGGTCTATGCCGGGCTCCTGACCGCCGTGACGGACCACGAGGCTGGGACCGTGACCGAGACCGCCTACGGGGCCTACGCGCGACAGGCCATCACGTTCGCAGCGCCCGGGGCGAGCCTGGGCGGGCGGCAGACGTTGGCCGGCGCGATGACCTTGCCGTCCACGACGACGTCCTCGGCGAGCATCCGCGCGTACACGGACGTCTCGACGTCCTCCGCCTTGCGCAGGACACCGTCGGCGCCGCGGGTAAGCGAAAGCAGCTCGTAGTCTTCGGTTGGCGGGCGGGTCGTGCCGATGCGCCGCCTGACCACTGGGACTTGAGCCGTGCGCATTCGATCGATGGGTTGAATCCCCAGATCGGGAA